AAACGGATGCAAATAATATATCCTCTAAATCTGAATCAATTTCTTCCCCATACGCATCTTCAAATAAAGTTTGAACTTGAGCGTAAGTTTCAGAAATTACATCATCATAAGACATAGCATCGCCAGATTCAATATACTCAACTAAATTATCAGTTGCATCTTGGATTAAATCTGAATATTCTGAATAACTTGATTTAATATACTTCTTCATCATTAACTCCTTAAATTAGATCACCTAAATTTGATTATTTGAATATTCGATATACATCTCTGAAAGTAACTCTACTACCTTATCGTCAAAATACGGGCCGCCAATAGCTTCAATTAAGACTCCGAATAAATCAGTAATATCATCATAAGTCAGTACAGTATCTGTAATGGCTTCATACGCATCGTCTTTATTATTGATGTCGTATAAATTAGTTAATTCATCTATGATTCTATGACCATTCTTTGCATTCATATTTAAACTCCTAAACATGTAAATATATCATCAATTCAATTTTAATTAAGGTAATTGCGGAAGTAATCTATAAATCAAGTTAACTTAGAGCATGGCCCGGATGGAGTCGGAGACGAAATTTATAGAAACTAGCGCCCTAAACTAGCTGTCCTTCCGCTGTAACTTATAACGATCAACGATTTATGATTAAACTTGCTTCCACATCTTTTTAGCTGGAATCGAATCTGGAAGCCAATTGTAATTAAACAAATTGTTTGTTCCGGCTAGAATTGACTGAGCTTCTTCAAACTCATCTTTGAATACACAAGATATAACTTCTCTCAAAGCTGCAATCTGACAATTAAACAGCTGTTCATTGATAGATACGTTGAATCCGCAATACCTGCTGCACCCCTCGTATCTATACACAAACCCCGGATGTTTAACCTTCCCTCTACCATCTTTTGGCGGTACAAGCTTACCTTGTTTAAACAACTTGTAGAGTAGATTACATTGCTTGCGGGTGAAGTAATCGTAACTCATGTAACTCATGATAGCCTCCTTGAAGAGCTTTGATTTCTATCATGTAATGATTGTATATTAATACTATCTAAAAGTCAATACCTAAATGCTAACTGACACAAATTTATAATCGGTTACATCATATATGCCTGACTCATTTACATCAAGTATACCATCAGGAACAACCGATATTAACCCATCAATTGTATAGGTATACTCTACAGTTGGGTGATCAGCTACATCCAAGTATATACGATCTCGAGCTTCTATTTCAGGTAAATTGCAATCTGATAATTCATAGTATTCATAGCTTAATTCTGAATATACAGTTATTCCTACGTGTCCTTGGGAGTCTATACTCAAGAAGTTCGGTTCATATCCAGAAGTATCTAAAGAGCGTGGATATATATTTAGCGGTATCTTAGCTTTATTTGTACCTGAAAACGAATCAATGTTTAGATTAAGTATTCCGTAAATTTCATATGATGTTTTTGTTGATCCTATCTCAAATTGGAGATTCTCATCAGGTTCAGAGCAGCTTAATCTGACATACGAAACTGTAGTAGGTATAACTACGGAAGCTTCAAATTCATCCCCTAAGGACAATGTATTCTGGTTTACATATCCTAGCTGTTTAACCCAAGACCCAGAAGAATCATATCCGTGTATTCTTTTATTTCCTACTAACCCACATACTCCGCTAAATGTATATGTTTTCCCAGAAGTAACAGATATCAATGTGGTATACATTGATGGGTTATTTAAATCTTTTGTAATTGACCCACTTTGAGAGATGTAATAACCATGAGTACACGTATTAACATTAAAACTATTTTTACCGGAAACCCCTCCGGGCAATCCAAATATATCTAAATGGTTAAACTCAGAATTAGGCGGGACAATAATTTGAATCCCAGTTTTAGACAACGTAGTTACAAGAGGTTTTGTAGATCCACATGTATTAATAATCATAAGTTTAACCTCAATTAAGAACTAAAATATATGCAACTAAATTGCTATCTGGCAAATATGTGCATGAGAATGTGAGTAACCCAGATGATTGAGAGCTACAATAAACACCACATCTAGACCATACTTGAAAATCATTAGGAGAAGGTGACACTACTATATCATTAATAGCTGATACTCCTTCAACATTAACTGCAACTTGATTCCCAACCCAACTGGATGAATTTAAAGTGACTTGTTTAATTGTGTATGGAAGTGGTGAATATATATCGATAGAATCAATAGTTGCAATTTTAGTTCCAGAATTTACAACAGGGGTAACTGAAGCGGAATGAGAAGCAACTAAAGATTTCATGTTATTCCAAAGTATCTTAAGGCCCCGATTATCCAAATAGCTCATTATTTCACCATGTATAAAATACAGTTAAACTAGCGATAGATCCAATTCGGCCAAGCACGTCCGCAGAATTCTACAGAATCATACGGCTCTAACATGAACTCTTTGTCACCGGTATCCATCTGGATAGCACGTTCAAACTTCTTATATAGATCATTTACAAAGCTATATTCATAAAATTCTGAAGATCCTATGTTCTCGCTATAATCAGCAAGCCAAATCAAAATAGATCCTTTTACACCGTCATCTTCAACCCTATACTGAAAATCACAATCATCAAATAATTCAAACTCAGTATGTTTCGATTTTTCAATTGCAGCATCTAAATTTGGTAATTTAAAATCAATAACTTGAGAAGCTTTGATATATCGTTTCATTTAAATCGATCCAATCTATGCCAGAATTATAACAATTTCACCAGTTTTTGCAGCTTGGATAAAATTAACTTTATTATCTAACCAATCTGGATTTGAATCAAAAACTCTTTGAGCTTGCCCATACCCGCCATCTACTTCTTGACCATATTTATCTCTAACATCTACTGTTTCTAAATAAAATATTGCCTGAAAAATTTCTCTAGCAGTAAACATTAACACATCTCCTTTATCAAATAAAATACACCGGGTTAAACATGTAATTTCGTGTATGAAATATGATTCATATCTAATAAATTTTCAAGTTCCACAATATACAACGATAATTTCTTATTTTCTTCTTTAACTTGATCTAATAGATTCTGAGCTTGTTCTAATTTTTCCGCAGTAGTTTGAAATTGCAGCATAGCAGCTTCTTTAAGCTTCAAAGCATCTTCAATATTTGAGCTAGCTACATCTGCTTTATTCTTGTTTCTATCAACAACCGCATTGATGATTGCAACAATGCCGCCACCTCCGCACGCGGTTATTATTGAAATTAGTATAGTAGGATCCATGGTCATAACGTACTACACCTTCATTTTTTAACTTCGTCATCTAGCATTTTATGATATCTTGAGATATCCTCAGCTAAACTTTGAACATAAACGTATTCATCTATCAATAAGAATATCAAAAGTGTTTGGCTGAATGCATCTAGCAATAAATAATATATGATCGGTTTAGTTATTTCTAAGATTTCATAATCTAACAAAAGCTGGGGTATAAAACTCAAAACTTCAATTACTATGATTACAAGAATAAATTTAGTATATGGACCGGTACCTTTAATTCTGCAATAAAGCAATTCTCCGTACAACAAAAATCTAACCAGACAAAGTATACCGTTTAAAACTACAAACATTTCCCCGTGAAAACTTTGCATTAATGTTATTATGTTAGAACACATTAACAGTATGAATAAAAATATCATACCATATTTTCGTATTTTAAATCGTCTAAGATTTTTAGACATATTCATATGTACCATATATACCTCTTAGCTTTAAATTTCTCATATGTATATATGGTTACACAAATTTTGGAATTTATAATTTATCATAAATTCATATAACAATAAATGAGACCCAAATATGGATCTCATTTAACTTAAATATGTTAGTTAAATTTATTACATCATTTCATCTAGTAATAATTCAACTTGTTTGTTTATATGATCTAAAAATTCGGGATTATGTGTATATGGCAAGTAATCACTATATACACCATCTTCATCTAATTCTTCTATTATAAACACAACTTGTTCTTGGATGATTTCTCCAATTTCATTTTCATAAAATGAATCTACATCATCTAAATAATCCATCAAAACGTCTTCAATTAATCCGTTTAATTGAATGTAATCAATTTGTATTGAAGACTTTATATACGTTTTCACAGTGTATTAATCCCTTAATTTGGGTTTAAATTCTTTTTCACATTCTAGACAAATTTTAGATTTCATGATACCTCCCGCACAAGGTTTTTATAATATGTGAAGGCGTAATTTGAGATGCGGCTCAAAAACTGTGATCAGCAGCTGTCCGCCTTCACATATATTGTAGTATAACTTATTGGAGATCAGAAGAAGTTAGATATATGGCTTTTGAAATCACGAAGGGTACGCTAACTTGAAGCAGACCCCCTTCTTGGTTTCCTCCTCCGTTCGACAACGCGCCGATCCACGTTCCCGGACAACGGATTGCGTCTCTAATATTACCTTGACCGTCATACCTTAAGAAATATACCTGTCGCATGTACTCGCTAGGCAGGCCCATTCTCTCAGTCTGAGGATCGTAAATCTGACGTCTCCAAGCTCTAAGAGACTCTAAAACATTGGGCTCACAATAGCAGTTAAGTGTCCATGTAACATCGCTGTAGCTGACTTTGCTAGGGAATTTAATTAGACCGTTTCCGTAATGTACAACGATGGTGTCTTCTTCTTCTGAAATTTCCCCAACTTCAGCAGTTGAAAGTGTTAGGAGGTCGCTAAACTCTGTGGGGGAACTTCCATCCATGTTGTAAATGCGTACCTCAAAGTTGTTTTGAGTTAATGGGACGTAATTATCCACACCTAACATGTGGTTGGTCCCGAGATAAAGCGGGGTGAACATCTTCTATCCTTCCATTGGTAGTTTACATTGTTATAAAAATTTAAGGTGATGCACAAGGCAACTTCACACGTGTTTACACAATTATATAATATGTTACAATTGGAACTTTAAATCATAAAAATATTCTAGATATTCCCATCCAGATTTATGATCTGTATCAACCTCTTTTAAATATTGCATATTAACTGCATATTGGTCTGGGAACGACTTAAAATCTATAGCCATCCGTTTAATTCCATCTACACATAAATATGCTGGAGTGCATTTGCTATGTATACCTAAAGATGGGGTATTAGAATCAAATAAGGCTGTACCACAAATTCTATCAAACAAATGTTCGACCGCTGCATTTGTTAGTTGTATGAAATATGGTATTCTAACTAATTTATATCCATTAGATTCATATAATTGATAAGAATCATTATCCTTACGTATAACATCAGGATCTTGATAATGAGGCAATCCATCAAATTCTACAACTAATTTTAATGATTCACTCCGATAATCTGGTCTAAACTTTCTAACCCTTCCACTACTATCTAGCAAATTAGGAACAGTTTTATTGTGAACCCAATCTGAAATTTCAGGAAAAATGACGTCCAAGTAAACATCTAGTCTAGTCCTGTATATATTGAAATCTTTATCTATACCAGATTTTATAGCTAATTCAGTGGTTTCTCTAAGAAATCCAAATTCCATAATATCTCCTATCTGGAAGATATTTGTATTATATTATTATATAATATGATACAATGAAAGCTGGTGAGATTATGAAGCATTGTCAGTATTGTAATAAAGAATTTAAACCTCGTAACAATCGACAGAAATACTGTGAGGGTCCGCACATTAGAATCTGCCCTGTTTGTAATAACGAATACATAGAAAAGGATAGCTGGCAACTTCAATTTCCACCGCATGCGTGTTCGTATAAATGCCGAGGGGTACTTCAATCTCAAACAAAGGCTGCTAAGCCAAAAAAGAAAAGAAAACTGATTCAGTTATTAGAAAGCAATCCTCAGTATATTGATAGATTCGAAACAACTAATATATTAAACAGAGGTAGAATAATACCTGAACTTGAAAAATTTCTTCAAGATAATGGCATTCAATATATGCTACCTATTCACATTGAGGGTGAACGATATGACATTTGGTTAAAAGCTTCGAATACTGTTTTATTTTTAGCAGAGTTTTCAGAAGACTTCAATCACAATCGTAATAAAGTAAATTTAGCAGAATCAAAAGGATACAATTGCTTCATTATCTACCCTTGGGATGATTTAAATAAACTAGTTCAACAGTTTAAACCAAAAGTGGAAGTTAATTTAGACAAATGTTCACTATTTAGACTAAATAGGGGGCCTTCAAACGAGTTTTTAGATAATTACCATTTACAAAATTCATGCAGAAATCAATTATCGTTTTGGGGTATTGTTAGAGAGAATGAGATCCTTCAGATAATAACATTTGGTAAACCTAGATTTTCTAAAAATTATTCTATTGAGATAATGAGATATTGTACCAAACCTGAAATTGAAGTTGACGGCAACTACATGAATTTGTTTTACGGAGTCCAAGCACTTCAATATTTACAAAATGTAGTTGGATATGAACAAATTGGAAGATTATCTGAATTTAATTTTGAACAACTAGGGTTCAATCTACAAAAAACAACACCTCCACAAGAAATATGGTCAAAAGAAAACAAGCACGTAACAGCTTCTCTGCTACGTGCTCGCGGATACGATCAGTTGTTCGGCACTAATTACGGTAAAGGTGTTAGTAATGAGATATTGATGCTGCAGAATGGTTGGTTGCCGGTTTACGATTGTGGGCAAAAGGTGTTTGTTTATGATTAAAGTGGAAATAGCTTCATCGTTTAACAGCTTTAGCTACTTGAGGACCAGAATTTTCTGTAAGGTCTATAGACTTTGTGCCAAAATCAACAACTAAAGAGTTCTCTTGATAATTAGCAGAAGTTACTTGTGGTTTCCGCTTTAGCAACTTAAAATATCCAATAACATCATTATTACTATCTACTACAGAACCGTCATCTTGAACTTTCCAATCAGGGTTCCATGAAGTACTTGCATCTTGTCTGTTAGGATTATTCTTAAACCTTACAGTAAACGTATCACTTTCTGAACCATCTGAATAAATTAACTTAACCTGTGCATATTTGCTATTTATGCTTTGAATTTTGACTAAATCAACTCCTGATACCATAAGACGATCTTGGATAACCTTAGATAGTTGATCTAAAGAACTTGCAGATTTGATATATCGTTTCATCTTTACAATCCTAGCTCTTCCAGCTTTTGGTAAACTTCATCATTAGAAATCTGAACAACTTGAGAAAATTTGCTAGCTAACCACTCAAAATAATCTTGAACTAAATCTTTAAACATTGAATCATTATTAAGACGATTTGGATCTGGTTCATATTTAGATTCTTTTGAAATTACAAATCTTTTTACAACTTTAAGTTGATCTTTATTGCATTCAAAAGTATTCAGCATAATGAAATCAAAAGAGGGCAACTTATTTGTTCTTTTTAGTCTTGAAATACGATGAAAATTTGCCCAAACTTCTTGACGCCAATGATTTTTGTTTTCATTATTCGGAAAATAGTATAGTTGAGCCAGCGCATTCATTACAGGGATAGTTTTTTCCTCAATATCTCCTGCAAGATCTAATTTTTTCATTGCTGATGCTCTTATATATCGTTTCATAGCTATAACTTTAGTTCATCAAGTTTTCGATATACTTCTAGAGGTAAAACTTGTCCTGATTGGCAGATTGTTTCAGCTAACCAATTGAAGTAATTATCGCAAATTGACTTAAATTCGGAGATATTTGAAATCTTTTCTTGATTTGGTTCGTATTCAGTTTCAAGTTCGGGCGC